TTGGTACCATCTTCTTCTAAAGTCTCAACATCCATTAAAGTATACTCGTCAGTCTGGTTGGTTAAGAGACCAGCCGCTACGAGTAAACGTCCAAAGTTTTCTTTAGCCGATAAGTCTAGTTTTACTTTCATTGAAAATCACCTCGTTCCGATAATTCAAAAATAAAGATTAAAACACTACTCAGTGAAACAAATATAATATACTCTCTATTGCCCACTAAAGAGCAATAGAGAGTATAGATTTAGTTTGTATTATTCTGGTCCAAAGTAAGACACCTCATCACCTTCCTCTGTTCTAGCATGGCCAAACTTACTCATTGAGGTATCTTTACCATTGATATCCCAGAGTAAGCCTTTATCACTAAAGGGAATGATGAAGAACTTATCTTGTTCCGGCGTGTCTCCAACGCCCCTGTGTTTACCTCTACCAAAACACATATAGGTTTTACCATTGTCTTTTACGATATCTACTGCAATCTCTAATTCAGGTTCACGCCCTAAACCTTTACAGTCTTGATAATAACCCAAAGGCGCTACGTCTCTTGCTAAGTACTTAGCCCCATTTCGTTTCAATTCCAGTGCTTCAGTACTGAGCTGATGTGGAGAGATAAACAATATCTTCCTACCCATGCAGAAGTTCTTAATCCTTCTAAAGAGCTCCTGGATATCGGTATCCAAACGAGTATTGGTTAAACCTTTCTTACTCAGTAGAGAAACATAGTCAATTAGACAGGTATGGATTTCGTAGCCTTGAGACTCGTAATCCATTAGTTTGTTGATGACATCTAAGTAAGATACGTTGTTTGGGTCACTATTGATAATCTTTAAAGTATAACCAGTGGACTCGAGTTTCTCTTTAATGTATTTGGCTGCATCTGTAGGAGAGAGCTTCATGAAGTCTTCTTTAGTGACTTTCTTGTTCTCTAGATTAGCCTGTAGAATAGAGTAGTAGTCTGCTACCACTAAGTCTGCTGAATCCTCGAAGGTAAACAAGACATTTAAAGGTTTCTTGTCATGATTGGTTTGTAGGTTCTTAGGATTGTTGAAGATGCAAGCAGAAATGAACATGTGTCTGCTCGTTAGAGACTTACCATTACCCATTAAACCAGCCACTAAGACAAAGTCACCTAAGCGATAACCACCCTGGGTCATTCTGTTCAATCCCTGCCAAGGCATCTTCACTAACTTAGAACCATCAGCTTGTTTTACCTTATTCTCCAATAACTCTCTTACTGCTTCTTCATCACTGATGTCTACCTCGCAAATCAAACCAGGCATGTCATTGCTTTGGTGACTAACCATGTCTGTCAGTCTTTGTAGATTACTACTTAGGTATTGCTCTACATTGTCAATCTTGTCTTTATTGAACTTCAAATCGAAAGTAATCTTCTCCAGTGTCTCTTGAGCTTTCTTATTCTTTAGATACTTCTCTAGCTCGTAACGATAACTCAATACCGTTTTCTTGATGTCTTCTTTCGGTAGGTCGTAAGCAATATTATCCTGTATCGCTTCGAACAGTACATTATCCTGTCCACAAGCAATCTTGACGTGTTGTAACAAATCGTGGATAGGTAGAGGTACACTTCTATCCATCATGTTGATAATCACGTTTTTCAATTCGTTTAAAGTATTATCGGTACCAGACAAGTCAGCACCGTTAATCTTCAGTCCGTTGATGATGTCGTTAATCATGGACTGGGAATAGTTGTCTTCATCGAGTTGAGATTCTCGATACAAAAGAGAAATGGCTTTAGCCAGTAGTGCTTTTACATCCATCGTTATTCTGCCTATTCTTTAGATTAAACTTGTTGCTATTTCCATTAGCCTAAAATCTCACTAGTGTATTATGGAACGAGTTACTATGAATTATCCAGCAATACGTAGGTTTTATTGTTATCTTTAGGCATATTAGTACCTTTCGATACAGGGAAACCGACTATTAATTTTTAAACCACTTCCCGTGACTTTTTCATGGGTTTTAGAAGGACTAAAACGATGGGTTTTCCTAAACTGATCTTTGTTCCTCAGCCGATTATTGAAGACTTGAAAGCCGTTAATGTCGGTGTAGCGGACATTATAGACTATGATAAAGTCAAGAAAGTCCTGTCTCTCGGGGCTTTAAGGACTTTAGTGTGTCTTAATGCATTAAGCAAAAACGCATTGACACAAATCGATTTTTCTTTTTTACAGGACTTGCCTGCATTTGTAAAATTTGCTCCCCTGTTGAGCGAAGCATTAGATGTACGTCAATCCTGGCTCGAAAATAGTGACTCTAGTGAAGTCGCTAGTTTGTTTTTACCATCAGGTGAAAGCGATTACTCTGTAGACACCTTCACTGCTGACATTAGAGAGGTAGTGAAAAAGGTAATAAGCGGAATCTCCTTGACAGACAAGGAAGTTTCTACTTATGAAAGTATTACTCCATCTAACAATGGACAATACTTTTTTGTATCAGTACCGTTTGCCCTTACTGGTGATTCCAATCAGGAACAAGTTTACCTCTACCACAAGGACTTGGTAAAATCAGTATTGCGTAAATCGGCTGTATTCTATTCTGAAGAATGTATAGTTCAATCCCCTGTACATTCTTTATACTTAGAATCTCTGGTATAACTACAGTCGTAATACTTTCGTTTTGAATTTTTGTACTTTTACGTAAAAGGTTAAAAATATGTTCTTATTCTCCAAAACTCGTAAAGACTTTGGTGGTCCGAGCCGTGAGCAACGGATTGGTGATGCCGCTAAAGAAAGCTTTAACTCCATTCGCCTCTCTACCGAAGCTGCCCAGATTCTCAGCCAAGCTTTCTTGTCTACCGAGTCTCTGTCTGCTCAACAGCAAAGCGAACTCACCCAAGCCGTTTCTGGTATTCCTGAAGCCACCACTGCCTTGGCAGAAGGCCTGCGTCAGGACGAAAACATCGAACTGACTCCTGCCGAAGTGGCCAACATCCAGGAATCCATGATTATCGCCTCTAACCCTGAAGCTTACCTGAAATCTGCCGCTGAGCGTCCTGAGGGCGTAGTGGTACCGGTAATCGGTGGTGAACCCGAAGTTTCTCCGGTTAACCTGGACCTCTCTAAAGAGTCTTTCGAAGTACATGGCATGATGAACACTTTGGCCATGACCGTTTCTTACAACGTAAAAGCTGAGAAACAGTCTAAAGCCGCTGAACTGTTCTTCCCGACCATCTCTCTGGACTCTACCCAGAACAACTACACCATCGACGTAGCCCTGTCTACCGTATTCACTTCTAAAGAATACGACCTGACTGGTAACGGTGATGTATGGCGTAACCAGAAACACATCATCAAAGCCCTGCGTAATGCCTCTATCCTGAAGTCTAACTTCACCGATATCGTACCGGTATTCCGTCAAGGCCAAAACGATGACAAATTCGTTGATACTGGTATTTTGCCAGTGCGCCAAGTGGTTTCTGACTACGGTGAAACCTTCACTACTTCTCTCTTGAAAGTAAATGAAGAAATCCGTATCATCGCTCTGGCACAGACTGACCGCATGATTGGTCTGGGTATGCAAGACGATACTGACCAGATTTCTGGTAACCCCCGTCTGAAAACCCTTGGTCTGAAAGTCGGTAACGACACCGTATTGTTCGAAAACCTCCAGTTCCACCAACAAGCCCAATTCACTTACGCTCCGAACGGCGACCGTGAAGGCATCCAGTTGATTTACAATGTTAACACCCACTTGGTAGACGAAAACACCAAAGGCGTTAAATCTAGTCAACTGCCGACTGAACTGCAAGCTTTGAAAGACAAGAAACTCGAAGCCCTGCTCCAGTTCAACGTAACCGGTACTGGTAACACCGACCTGGGTACTGTTAGCCTGAATGCCGCTAACGTAAAAGTAAAAGCTATCCGCAAAGCCGATACCAAAGAATTGGTAGACATGACCACTGGTGATGGTGCCGCTCTGGTAACTGCTCTGCAGAAATGCTCTATCGTTGGTTATGAAATCGACGCTACTCGCACCAACAGCAACATCCGCGAACATGGCTTGGTATTGGAAGACCGTGTACAACGTATCATCTACGGTGTACGCCTGCACTCTCCGATTTCTTCTCGCCGTCCGTTCGATGAGAAAACTGAAATCACTGACGCTCAACGCGTAGACAGCCTGATTAAGACTACCTTCGCTCGTCGTACCAATGCAGCCATCACTGCTCTGTACGACATCCTGACCATGCTGAAAGGTATGCCCAAACAGCTGGAAACTGCTGAACCCTTCGCTTACTCTTCTGTAGGTGTGGGCCAGTACTTCGCTAAGAGCTACGTGCGTGACGTTTCTCTGGATGTTCTGGCTACTGTACAATCTCTGCAGTCTAGCGACCGCCTGAACAACGTTTCTTCCGTATTGACCAACTTCCTGTTGGCTGAAGCTACTAAAGCATACACTGCTTCTGAATTGGCTGCAGCTTACGAGTTGACTGATATGGGTGGTTCTGGCTTCCGTCCGCACGTAATCGCTATCGCTGACGTGTTCACCAGCAAATTCATCTTCCGTGAAGGTGATGTTCGTACTCTGGGTAATGGTTTCGACTTTACTCTCGAAGAGTGCTCTGATGACCGCTTGGTAGATGGTGGTAAAGACGGTAGCGTTGGTACCATCTTCATGTCCTTCGGTGTACCGCGTTCTGGTAGCCTGTCTGTACCGCTGTGGTTCGGTAACTGCTTGGATAAACGTGAAATTCCGCGTATCCTTGACCGTGCCCGTGGCAGCAAATACCAACACGAAGTGATGGTTCAACCGTGGTTCAGCCACATCTGCCACCTGCCTGTATTGGTTCGCATCGGTGTATTGAACCTGAGCGAAGCTGTACAGAAACGTGTACCGTTCCATGTGGAAAATAAAGTAGCGCCCTAAAGCGCTATCTTCACCGTAGTAGCTCCGTAAGGAGGTACTTTAACACAGTAGCTCCTTAATAACACCTTAATAAGTAGCTATACGGTAACACCGTAAAAGGTTAATCCCTGTAAGACTCTCTACTCCTTCTACCTATTACGGGTAGAAGGAGTAGGGGTTTTATGCTGTCTTTACAGTATTCTATTTAAACAAAATAGAGGTCTATATTATCAATGTGGTATTGAAATCTAAAGGATTTTAAAATAGCTATTTTTAATTTTTCAGTTTTAAAGGAGGAACCCGAATGGATAATGTTAACATTAATGCAGAATCCATTTTCATTCCTGGTGACTTGAGCTACTACATTGACAACATGAATGTCAGCTTCAGTAGAAACCAGGTAGTAACCTTATTAATGGAAGCAGAACACGAAGCCTCTCTGGCTGAGCAAGCCAGGGTAAAAGAGATAGAAGAGAGGAACAATAAGTTCTCGTGCTTCTATTCTTACCAGAATCCCTATACCGCTAAAGAGGAATTAGCTACTCGTGAAGCCAGAGCCCGTGAGAAACATGCTCACTGGCTAAACAATCTCAATGAGATGGATAGCTGTGGCATGTCTACTGACAATATCGACATTAAGACATCGGTATTCAACTTCACGAGAAACCCAATTACGGTATCTCAGCTAAACGGAATCACCACTACTGTAAGTCCTCTATTGGTTACCGGCTACGAAACCAGTAATAGTGAGGAGCTATATCGTTTAGGATTCCCTAAAAACCACAATATCGCTAAAGGGGTCTATTACCGATACGAATTCTCTGTTTCTGCATTGTGTCTCATGAAGACCATTGACCATTACCAGAAGAGAGGACTAAAGCCTAATCACGAATCGATTGAAGGCATGCTATTGGATTACTTCATTAACCGATGGAATGATCCGAGTATTACTATTAAGATTAAAGAGAGAATGAGTAAACAGATGGCTGACTCGATTAAGAATGACTTCTGTACTGTAGACAGTATCATCAGTCGTTGGTTAGAAAGGGAAACCACTATCCAGCCAGTCTTTACAGATGTCTTCTTTATCTTTATTCCAGAAGGTGAATTTAGAAACAAAACGGTATTCGACAAGAACAGTGGTTTAACCATTGCTAATGAAGCCGTATTAAAGAACAAGAGTTATAATCCGTATAACGAGAATAACGTCATTGCTTCGGCTATTCTGGAAAAGATGAAAACCGAAGATAGCTTAATGCATTTTCATTTCGTCTCTGAAGTAGACATGTGTGTTTACGTACGGTTAGGCAACCAGGTAATCAGTAAACATTCTAGAAAACCCAAGCCAGGTGAACAGACAGGCATGACCATTATCTTCAATGGTAGAGAGAAATGGTTAAATGACACACCTGAGATTATTGAAATCCCCATTAAAGGGAAGAATAAAGAAGAAAATGAGATAATCGATAAACGATTAGAAGAGATTGGTATCTTCTACGATATAGACAAAGCCAAAGCTTACATGAGCGATGCTTTCTCTAAATTCAATAGCAATGAAGCGAACATGAAGATAGCCCAAAATAAAGAGCGGGTATCTGAAAACGATTTAGAGACTAAGTTGAATACCAACGAGAAAGACGTTACGATTAAAGACTTCGACTTAAAAGCAAAGATAATGGATATTGAAGCGAAGCTGGCAGATAGTAAATACAAAGCCATTAAAGAAGTCGCTTCATTAGGTTCTATTGCACTGAATGGGCTCTTCATCTTGAGAGAGTTCTTTAAGAGCAATAGTAAGAATGTGGCAGCGGCAGGTCTCTCTAGGCTTGCTCCCGTAGCTGCTGTAAATCCTGTGGTCGCTGCAGGCGTAGGTATAGTAGGTGCAGTCAGTCTCGGGATAATTTTTAAGAAAGAGATAAAATCTATCTTCAGCGCGTTATCTGACTGGTTTTGACCAGTCAGTTCTGTAGGAATTTTACTCAGTATAGGCGATCTGGTAAAGTGTCTACAGAACACCCTTAGTTTTTCTATATTCCATTGTAAATCAACGACGAAAAGGAGTGTAAGTTGAACCCAAGATTAATGCAGTTAATTAAAGAAAATACTCCTAAAATCGATCCTAGAGTAGGTGAAGGTCTCGCTTATTATCAGAGCAAAAGCATCCCTGATTTCGTAGACCACCTATTTCGAATGAACTCTATTGCCTTCCCAGAAGGTTTAAAGTATTTAGGTTACGAGAGAGCTTCTCCGATTGAGGGTTATAAAATCCTCACGAAGCCTACTTCTAATTCCGTTCGTAAATACGACATTAACCGCAATGATGTCCGTGTCGTAAACTACCTATTCGAATGGGAAGGTAAGATTATTAAGAAAGGGATTTATCTTCCTTTCATCTCTCGGTTTGGTTTCATCCATCTCAATAACGTAAAGTACATTATTACCCCGGTAGTGAGTGATGGTATCGTTACGGTAAAACCCAATTCTATCTTCATCAAGCTGATTAAAACCAAACTCTGGTTTGAACGTTTAAACTATCAGTTCCACGTAGATGGTACTCGTGAGTATGCGCCTGTGTATTATAGCGATATCCACAATAAGCCATCCGATGGTAATCTGGTTGAGAAGATGGTGAAGATGAAATGTACACTAGTCCATTACCTAGTGTGTAAATTCGGATTAACTCAGACGCTCAAGATGTTCCATATCAAGAACTTCATCATGATGAGCAAAGAGGACTTTGTTAAAGAGCAAAACAACTACCCGAAAGAGAAATGGGTAGTGATTGAATCCGCAGATAAGAAACCAGCCAGAACCTATCTTTATAAGTTCTACAACCCGCAGCAATTCCTCTTCCTAGTCGATAGGAAAGAGTTCGAGAGTTCTCCGAGTGCCAAAAGTGTATTCTGTACCATCATGTACGTATTGGATCACTTCACGTCACCCAAACGCATGAATCCTAGCGCCATTGATAATACGGATGCTTGGCGAAGCATGATGGGTGAAACGATTCACTCTACCGATGAGCACTATGCCGTGATTAAAGAGTTTATCAATAAACACATGTTGTCATTAGACGGCTATGTGGATGACATGGTGAGAAACGATTTCGCCCGTATCGGTTATCCGGCATTTGAAACCTTATACCATTTATTCGTATTCATCATCAACGAGTTTAACCAGATGGTATCCGAAGTTTCTCGTTCATCCGAATCCAATACCGTATACGGTAAGCAATTACAAGTATTACAATACCTCTTGTTCAACATCACCAAGGCTGTTAATAACAGCTATTACAAATTGGGTAATTTAAAGAATGAGCAATTGAGTAATCCGAAGAAACAAATCCGTCCTGACGATATTGTTAATTGCTTGGCCATGATTCGTACTGATGAAATCCTGCGTATTAAAGAACACGCTGAGATTATACCGGTAGAAGACCCGACTGATTTGCCTTTATTGAAATTGGGTAGATTAGCGGTATTACAAGAGAAATCCGATAAGATTAGGACTTCTAACACCACATTCGACGTCAATGATCCGAAGAACATTCTGCACGAATCCTTGATTGAAACCTCTGGTGCACTGGACATGTCTAAGTCAGACCCATCCGGACGTAACCGCATTAATCCGTATGTAACGTTGTCTGAAGACTTTACCGTGATTCCTAATCCTGAATTGAAAGACAAGATTGATGAAATTGCGTCTTTGCTGTATTCGTAGATTTGTATAACTCTATATCATTAAAGGGATAAGGAGGTAGCTTTGTATTATCTCCTTTTTCTCACTAATTTCGAATCTATAGTTTCTCTCTAATTAGCTACTAGAGAGTCTTTTCATGAAAGGACCAACGATGAATCATCGCTATTATCTCACTGCTGGGTACCACCAAAGTATCCAGCAGGCTATTCAGCAATTACTCTGGAGAGGTGCTCAAGAGCGCCCCAATGAGTTTCGTGGTATTATTAGCAACATTCTCATGAACGACCAGCGTTTAAGAGACGAGTTGCTGGAATCCATCTTTGTTCACTTAGAGTGGGCAGCTGCTAATAACCGCATTAATGTCAATGACCAAAATCAGGTATATGGTTTAATGGAACAACACTTCCATGACTTTATCCCTTATGGGATTTTCAATACGGTATTTGCCCAAATGAATCTGGATTACCAGACTCGATATGGTGTAGAGCAAGATGCTCGTAACTATATCCAGAATCGCCAGAACATGGTGAGAGAGTTGACGTATATCCAGAACAACAATAACAGCAATCTGTATCAGCCTAACCAGGCTAACCGTGGGTATCAACCATTCCAGGCACAGACCCAATCCCCATTTGGTCAGCAGCCACAGGGTGGTTTTAATGGTAATCCTTACGGTAGTAATCAGTTTGCCCCGCCTCCAGGTAATCCTACTCTGGGTGGAATGGGTACCAATCCGTATGCTAAAACCGGTAATTACTACGATAGCCAGAGTAGTCAATCCAAGCCCTCTTCTGGCATCATGGTAGACAGCAGTCGTAATAAACCGAGTAGCAACAACACTCCGTTTAGACCTTCTTGGGAACGTGAAAACGAAGAAGTGAAGAAATCAGACACCTTACTGTTCGATGATATTCACTCCTTAGACCAAGACTACTCTTATCAAGAAGGCTACAGCAGTATTGAAGTGGCTTCCCCTGTAGTAGAGTCTAAACCAGAACACCCACTGGGTTCAGTAGCCAATGAAGGCAACCATACTGGTGGTTTAACCCAACACGTCATGAATCCAGGTGATGTGGTAGAAGACGTATTCTGGTTTGATAATGACCATTCTCTCTGGTCTTACAAACAGCACCAGGATTACTACGCTAAACATGCTCCGGCTCACCTCTACCCCATTGACGAGGAAGCCATTGAGTGGGAAAGCGATTACGGTTATGTAATCCGTAAAGGCGTGAAGTACTTTGTCTTCCGTGCTAACCCGAAACAAAATCTCTTACCAGCCGTAGACCGTCGATTCTACCGTCTGGTATTAAACCTGGATAATGATACCTTCTTGCCGTACTTTACGGTAGAAGAGAAAGAAGAGTACGAAGTTATGGAATATCAAGATCACCTGATTCCTGGTAAACAGGCACCTGAAAACATCTTTGCTACCAAAGTACCGGTACGTGAAGACAATGAGGCTAATCAGTTCAATAAAGTCGTGAAGTCTTTGGAGATGACTGAAGAGGAAATGGCTGAACAGATGAAGCTGATTGAGGAAAGAGGTGATCAGGTAGAAAGCCATATGGCGGTATTCCGTAAAGTATACAGCGATTCCGCTAATGAAGAATTGATGGTAACCAATATACTGGCAGGCATCAATAAAGACATGCCAAACGCCAGATTGGTACGAACACTTCATTACTTAACCAATGATGCTTACACCAATAATCAACAGTACGAACTCTTAAAAGAGATTAAAGGTTGTAAGACGATTGCGGAATTCAAGAGCAATATTTACGATGTACTGATACGTGCTAAAGAATACGTATTGGCTAATCGAATCTATCAGTTAGTGGATAAAGCATTCGCTAAGATTCTGGTAGAGCTCGGTATTACCCATGTTACTGTAGACGAAGTCATTGACTGCTACGATGAGGTATACGAGAAATTGATTGTACCGGCTAATGTAGAGTCTCTTTACAAACGTAAAGTTGAGAACATGTTTAAAGTCATGTTCGATAGTCAAGCTGTTACCCTCTTTAATCTGGATACAGATGAAACTAAGACTACCTGCATTCCGAGGAAAGTCTCAGTCGTTTATATTAAACGATTACTGAGCGAATTGAATCTATCCCGTCAGCACGGTATTAAAGCCAACGAATGGCATACTTTGGATAAAGAACATGAAGGTGAATTATATTACATCCTTCACCAGGTATTCGTCAATCGCTTCCGTAAGCCTGACGAGGAAGGCAGTGATGTTTACGTCATCACTGAAGATGGTGCACTGATTGAAGCCATTACACCGGATGCTATCGGTGAAGGAATCTTCATTCGCATCCAGTACTAACACAGATT